CCAAACCTCGGCATCACCGTAAACCTCGGCATCACCGCAAACCTTGGCATCACCGCAAACCTTGGCATTGCCGTAAACCTTGGCATTGCCGCAAACCTTGGCATCACCGTAAACCTCGGCATCACCGTAAACCTCGGCATCACCGTAAACCTCGGCATCACCGCAAACCTTGGCATTGCCGTAAACCTCGGCATCACCGCAAACCCAAGCCTTTCCATCGTGGGAAAGATTGCTTTCCTTCTCAACGAATCCACCAAGGTCACCTGCTTTGACTTCATCACCAGAAGTAGTTGTGAAGCTGATACAAGCCTTGATTCTGTAAAGGGTTCTTCCGAACCAATTGATTTTCTGTTCAGTAGTAAGTTCAAATTTTTTCATTGTTTTCATTTCCTTTCAAAATTAGATTTCATTTCCTGTGTATTCAGCAAACTTCTTGGGGCTGATGTAATAACGGTATTTTCCGGAAGGCATTAAAACCGCATATCCAAATGGGAACACACCGTTTTTCAACCCCTGTCTGACCATCTGTTTTCCAACTCCCATCAACTTTGCAGCAGTTTCAACCGGAAGGTTGTTCAGATGTCCGGAACCGTCAACTTCATCCGCAGACCCATTCAGCCAATCCACAGACACATCCAAAGCATCTGCAATCATTGACATTCTCAGTGCAGAAGGTGTGTTTTTTCCGGACAGGTATTGACTGATTGAAGATTTACCAAGTCCGGTTTTGGATGCAAGGTCAGATTGTGTGACCTTTTGTTCATCCATTGCTTTTTTCAATCTTTCTGAAAAAGCATTCATTTTCATCATCCTTTCTTGATTTGAATTTAACCCTTCGGTAGAATGTCATTCTACTTTGTCGGCAAAAAAAATAATGTTCACTTCTTCTGCCGTAAGATGTAGAATTTCACCCAACTTTTTGATTTCAGATGCTTTGAACTCGGACTTGTTGTTGACCTTATAATTGAATGTTGCTATAGTCATTCCAAGTGCCTGTGCAATTTCTTCCTGAACCATACCTTTTTCAACAATCTTTGCTTTTAACTTTGCAGTATTCGTCATTTGTTACACCTACCTTCCTTATCAGAATAATTACTGTAATTCTCTCTGTCTCTGCTGCATCAACCCTTTCGCAAGCAATATCAAAATATTTTTCATCGGTTTCAAAGCCTATGTAATGCCTGTTAGTATTTATGGCAGCAACCAAGGTTGATCCCGATCCAAACGCATTATCAAGAACAATTTCGCCTTCATTGGTGTATGTTTTGATTAGATATTCAAGCAATGCAACCGGCTTTTGTGTCGGATGAAAAGAGCCTTTGCTTTTATCAGTATTAAAACGCTGAATGCTTCTTGGGTATCTCTCCCCTGTATTTACTGTTTGAATCTTTTGAACATTTCTGGTAATATCACCACTTGTCCCTTTGCCCGAAATGTAGGGTTTACCTAATGTCATTTGCGGAAAATATTTATGGCGTTTCTTGCTGAATACTGATATGATTTCGTGTACTTTATATGGTTGATATTTGCATAACATAAAATTTGCACCTTGTTCCTTTTCCCATATCCAATCATATCTGAATTGTTTCAAATTGCTTGATCTTAAAAGTGTTGAAAACGGTTCTGAACCGAAAAGAACAATCGCTGCGTTATCTTTGATTATGCGATTATATTCTTTCCATAGTGCTTTAAATGGAATTATAGAATCCCATTTACAAGCGGTTGTTCCATAGGGAAGATCGCAAAGGATTAAATCAATAGACTTGTCCGGTAAAGATTGCATACCTATGATGCAATCTTGCTGATACATTACATCTATATCCATCTATTCATCACCGCCTTTTGTAAAATGCCCTTCAAGTTCAAAGAAGGATTGCACTACAACCGCAGTAATTAAATTCATACATAACCCTTCCGCAAGACTTTTTGCAGTCGAAGCGGAAAACTTCATTGGTTTATCGTTTGTGTTCCAAAAACACATTCTATTCTTGTTGTCAATACCTGTTACAAGTGCCATTCCCAAATCAGTCTGAACACCGATATAATAAAAATTTTTCTGTTTTGCCATTTTTGGTTTCAACCTTTCTTTTATGTTCCCGGAAGAATGCTGCAACACCCTTCCGGGGCAATTGTGTTTTCAGTGCTTATTCTGGAAGTAATACCCTTCGTTTTAACTCATTTATCAAATCTTCCGTTGATACAGAACCCAAAATATTTGGTGGGTTGTAATTCCTGTCATCCGTTTCACCTTTCAAATATTCCGGTGCTACATTAAATGCGGAAGCATATTTTCTAATATGAATGTTTTGTGGTAATGACAACCCTTCTTCAAAATGAGATGTAAAGCCGTGCATACCGGTCATTAAGTCTGTATCTCTTGTTGTCCACCCTCTTTCTTTTCTTAAATCTTTTAATCTTTTACGAAAAATTTTTCCATTCATTATTTTCACATTCCTTTCATTACCTTTGCTTTTCAATGTAAAGTGCTGCTTCATTTGCAGCTTCAGTTCTATTTGAACAAAATCTTGTTCTTGATAAATAATTCTTATCTTTATCAAAGATTTCAGCCATCCAAAACATTGAACCTTTTCTGATCTTTATTGTATATCCCCTATACATTGCTGTTTCTCTAAGTTTTAAATGCTTTCTATCAATCACTTTATTCACCACCTTGTTTCATAATTACTTCACCTTTCGTTTCATTATATTGAACGATAATAATTCTTTGCTTCTTCAAGAGTGTTAAACTCATTGAAAATATCGCCGTTCTTTTCAATCCCAAGCCACTTTTCTTCATTTCCCAATGTGTTATCAGGAAAGATGATTTCTTTTTCAAGAAGTTCTTTGACCTGACCGATGATGGCGTAAACTGTTCCATCATCAAGTTTTGCCTTGCGAATTTCTGTGTCAACAACTTTTGTGAATTTCATTTTTCATTAGTCCTTTCAATGTTAGGGTAATGTATCGAGTAGAACATTGTTCTACTGTGATTACAGTATAGTACCAAGTAGAATGGTTGTCAACCCTTTTTTATAAAATTTTTCTGAAAAAGTTGAAATCCATTCTATTTTATGATATAATGCAGTAGAATAAGATTGTAAGAAAGGGTGATATACACTTTATGACAACAGGGCAAATTATTAAAATGCTGCGTGAAGAAAGAGGTATGACACAGGAACAACTTGCAGAAGCAATGGGATATTCCCATAAATCATCAATCAACAAAATTGAAATGGGGAAGGCTGACCTTCCACAATCCAAATTGATTGCTTTTGCAAAAGTCCTTGGTGTTACACCTTGTGAACTTCTCGGATTTGAACCAACAAAAGCAACGGATGAACAAAAAGAACTTTGGGATAAAAAGTTTAATGAAAACCAAAGACTTCAAAAAGAAGTGTATTTGCTTGAAGAAATCCAAAAGAAATTTGGAAAAGAAGCAATCAAACTTCTTGATCTGTTCTGCACACTTAATAAACCCGGCAAGCAAAAAGCGGTTGAAACTCTTGAAGATTTATCTTCTATTCAAAAATACATAGAAAAGGAAAGTGATTGATTATTTTTATAGGTTTAGGAAAGATGCTTGGTAAGTCTAAAATTCGTCTTGGTGTGGGCTTCCGCTTAACCAAAAGCAACGCATTTTATATGTGGATTGTCCTTTTGTTTTACTATATGTTTCTAATGTGTTGGTACTGTTGTGTTCTTTGCTTTTGGATGATCTATGCCGTAGGTTATGGGTTCTACGCTCTTATCAGATGGATTGTTCGGAAAATCAAGGGTAACAGGTAACACTTATTTTCTTTATATTTTATTTTTTAGGGAAGTATCAAAAATTTAACAACACTTATTTACTAATTATTCAAGTAAAAAGTAAGTGTTACCCTGTTACCTGTTACCCTTAAAAGATAAAAAGAAAGAACCGCCCGGTATTGCAGTACCAAGCGGTTCAAGGTTAAAACCAAAATCAGCAATGAAAACACGAAAAAGAATTCAAGGTGAAGTTGGTATATTCATTATATCACATTTCGCCTTGGAAATCAATCAGAAAGGCGAAAGATTATGAAAAATCCCAATGGATATGGTTCTGTTGTTAAATTATCCGGCAACAGAAGAAAACCATACTGTGCAAGAAAAACATCAGGCTGGAATGACAAAGGCTATCCAATTTATATGGTAATTGGTTATTATGCCGAAAGAACTGAAGCAATGATTGCCCTTGCAGAATATAATAGAAACCCATTTGATGTTGACCTTGCAAAGATTACAATGAAAGAACTATTTGAAAAGTGGTCAAAAAGGGACTTTTCAAAGATGTCAAAGTCATCTGCATCAAGTCATAAATCAGCATTCAAACACGCATCCGCACTTCATAATGCACCATATAAGAACATTAAAGCCTATCAGATGCAAGAAGTCATTGACAACTGCGGATGCGGTTATTCAACCCAAGGTGCAATCAAAAATCTGTTTGGTCAACTTGACCGATTTGCAATGGAATTAGATGTTATTAACAAATGCAATTCAGCATTGATTTCAGCAGCACCAATTCCACCATCAAGCAAAGTTCCATTCACTGAAGATGAAATTACAGCGGTGTGGAATATCTCTGACCAAGAGTGGGTGGATTCAGTTCTGTTTTTCCTTTATACCGGTTTCAGAATAGGTGAAATGACAACCATTGAATGTGCCAATGTAAACCTTGAAGAAATGACAATCAAAGGTGGTATCAAGACAAAAGCAGGAAAAGACCGCATTGTTCCAATTCATCCAAAGATTCAAGGCTTTGTCAGAAGCAGAATGTCAGAAGGAAATAAATTCTTGTTTTCATATAAGGGAAAGAAACTGTCAGCAACTCAATATTATATCTTTTGGAATGCTATTATGGAACAGCTTCAGATGCACCACACACCACACGAATGCAGACACACATTCAGGTCAAGACTTGATTCAGCCGGGGCAAATAAAAAGTGTATTGATTTGCTGATGGGGCATACATCCAAAGATGTTGGTGAAAGAGTTTACACCCATAAAACACTTGATGAACTGAAAGACACAATAAATTTATTACTTTGAACAAGTAACAGGTTAGTAACAGAAAAACCCCCAAACCCTTGATTTTATAGGGTTTGGGGGTTTCTTTGAAATGTTATAACATAAATCAGTTCAATTTTCAACTGCTTGAAATGCCTGATTTTTCGGGATTTTTGAACAAAGTTGAACTACCTACAACCACCCAAAATCAAGGCGGTTAGTATCTCATTAGTAACAGGTTAGTGTTACTTTTTGATGCAGTAATCAAGGAAAATGATTTATTCGCTGTCGACCTCCGGCAAGCCTGCAACACTGGTAAGAATTGATAAAATACCAGCCAATGCACTTGCCGAGGCGACCGCAACCCAATTCACATCGCTTAACACTGCAGATACACCGATAACCGAAATTGCAGTTTGAGCAACGGTTTTTACTGCTCTTACGCCTGCGCATTTTGCCCACGATTTCCAATTTGTAATTTTCTTCATACATATTACCTCCGTTTTATTTTTATTTATTTTCAAGGTCAGTTAGTCTATGATTTACAACTTTGATTTCTTCATTAATAACAGCATCTTGCGTTTCAAGATGGTAAACTCTTTCGATTACACTGTTGTGTTTGTCTACTTTTTCTTCAAGCTGTTTAATACGGTACAATGTTAATTTTGAACTTGCAATAATACCTAAAATCGAGCCAATGGCAGAACCGCCTAAACCTATTAAAGCGACAATTACTTCTGTTGTCATTACTTCACTTCCTTATGCTTATGTAAGTGTAATCTGCACACGGTCAATGGCTTTACCATTTTTACCTGCATAGCCGTCCTGCCTTGTATCTTCCTCGGTATTATGTTGCCAATCGTACCAATAATTATTGCCCTGCCCACAAACCTTATAAGTAGCTTTGTAATCGCCAACACCACTAAATTCAATTTGAATAGTATCAATAACTTTGCCAAGAATGCCAGCATAACCATTATTGCTATCTGCCTTATTATAACCGTCTACCCAGTCGAGCCAATCACCGTCACGAAGATGTACCCTGTATCTGATGCTACCTTCCGATACCTTAATCATAAGACCACTGATAGCCTGTTTGAATCTACCTGCAACACCGCCAAGACCTTTTACCTCTCTGTACCATTTGCCGTCAGCGTACACACGATAAGTAAGAGTAGGCTTTTTAACCTTTGTTTCAGATTTGCCGAAGATGTTATCGTTGTAAATTACATTTGTGTCAATGTTACCGCCGTAACCGCTGACCTTGCCCGTTGAGCTGTTCTGCCAAATGTCACAAGCAAGCTCAGCTTTATCGTTATACTGAGCAAGCCATATGCTGTACTTTGCCTTTAATTTGTCGTAATCAAGATAGTTGTTAAACCAATTCAGATTGGCATACACACCTGCTCTGTAGTTACTTTTCTTGATTGTTTCACAAAATCGTTCTGCAATCTCTGTAAGTTTTGCTTTGCCGAGTTTAACTTGCGAATTATCTTCCAAATCATAATAAATCGGCATATCAAGGCTCTTGCTTTTAATGCACTCAAGGCAAGCCCTTGCCTCTTTTTCTGCATCGCCGGCGCTGTCGGCGTAACTATACCAATAGACACCAATTTTAAGCCCTGCCGCTTTAGCGTTGCGATAATGGCTTTCAAACATACTGTCTTTCTGACTTGCTTCTCTGCCGTAGCCTGCTCTTATAATGACCGCTTTTATACCGTCATTTTTCATTTTACTGAAATTAATGCCTTGCTGAAATTCTGAAATATCAACACAAGTAATTTTTGACATATTTATACCTCCGTTATATAAGTTACAGTTTCCGCAAATGTTGAACCGCTTTTTACAAAATAAATCCAAGTACCGTATAATATTTTTATGATAAAGTTGATTAACATCAACCTTCACCATCCAAGATTTTCTGAACATCATCTTTCAGATTTTTAGGAACATCATCAATTGTTTTGATGCCCTTCTTGATAAGGTGTGCATATACTTTTGCCATATTTATCTTCCTTTCCGCTTAAAGCATCATTTCATAAACATCACACAAGGCAATCTGTGTGTCAGTGACCTGTGTTTCCAAAGCTGCATTCCTTTCATCAATCATCTTGATGTATTCATCTTTAGAATACTGAACTTGATGATATTCAAATTCAGTGTGGGTGTCATCTTCGTGTGACACTTCAATTTCTGAAATATCTGTGTTTACCCACACACTGAATTCATCAATCACCTTTTCTTCCGGCTTGACAGTGCTTCTGACAATTCCATAGTCAACCATAATATTCACCCTTTCATTTTGATTGTAGTAGTTATCAGCATACTGCTCTAATGGTTTCAGATATTTTATCTGTAATCGGTAACTGTCACAGTGCTTCAACCACCCTTTATAAGAATTGATTGAACACCATTCTGAATAGGTCAGTGATTTTCCGTTCAACCTTTTCTTATTTATTGCAACCATCTTCACCTTGAAATTTTTACAAGTGCTTTTTCTTAACAAGGTGTAATGTAATACATATCACCGTTTGCTTGCCCATATTTTATTTATACAGTTGCAGTGGGTACATACACCAAGCGACCGCCGACATTCCGAACACGACGACCGACCCCGTCAACACAATGCCAACAGAAACTGCCCGCATAACCGTCAACAACCCAAGCACCGCCCAATCGGGCGATACGATAGCCGTTCAAATTTGGTGTAACATAGAAGTAATCACCAACAGGAAGTGCAGATGAACCACCGATTTCTGAAGGCATAAACAACCAATCATATTCTTCTGAACCATAGCCTATTGCATTGACATAACCGCTTGCATTTGCAAGGGTAAATCCAACAGGGTGATATGGGTCAGTGTTCTTGGATTCGTTATATGTGAAGCCTTCTGCAACATAGGGTTGACCACCACCCATAGAGCCATTACCCCAAATGTTGATTCCCTGAATGTGTTTCCAAATATTACCCCAAGGGTTTTCAACACCCCTGTATGTAACAGCAAGTTTTCCAGATGTGGTGTATGCCGTTTCAGTGCCACCAATTTCATTTGTGGTTTCGGTTGCCTGTCCTGTGCCATTGCCAATGGAAGCGGTTGACCCTGTAAGCGATACACAGTTATATGAAGTGTTATCTTTGATGCTTACAACACCCTGCCCAATAGCGGTTTGGGTGTTCATTGTTCCAAGTTCAATTATCATCAGAAGTTGGTTTGCAGAAGTAGACTTGATGTTTTCAAGATGCCAATTTGTACCCCTATTCTGTGCCATCAGTTCAAGGTTTGCTTTTGTTAAATTCTTCTTCAGTCCGGAAATCGGTTTCTTTCCTGCGACCGAGCAGAGCAGGTCACCAGTTTCAATTGCGGTATCAGTGTCAACACCATCATTGACATAAACTGTACCTGATATGTCATACATACTGCCTTCATAAGCAGATAGAAGAATATAATCAACCGCATTGCCGTTTGCGTCATAGAATGCTGGATGAAGTTTGAATCCGGTCTTTGGTCTTGTGCTGACATAATAATTTGCTTTGCGTAAATGATAGCCAATACCGGTTGTAGTGTTCTTGTCATATACAAGCGGAACAACCTTGTAATAGAATGCAGGTTGATAAACCATAACCTGCCCCATTGAACCATCTTCTGCATAATCTTTATCACCGCAATATGCCACAATTGTTCCATCATCAGAAACATTGCACCTTTTTCTACCACCGAACATTGTGAATACATCAAAATCTGTACCTGCTTGTTTATCATACGCACCTGCAAGTCTTTTGAAGGTCTTGTTCTGATAGTCAACACAGATTCCTGCAATATCTTCATCAGTGTAACCAAGATATGCTTTGATGTCATCCACACCTGTCAAGATTTCATCTGCTTTAAAGTTTTCATTAGACAGATTTGTGATATTCGCAAGTGCTTGACTGTTCTGTGATGCCAAGGATGCGTTTAATTCAGTGCCGGTCTGAATTGTTGCAGACAAAGTGGTGTTGATTTCAGTTGCCGATGCAATGACAGTGGAAAGGTTGCTTTTTGCCGTTTCAGAACTGTCAATGACTGCTTGAAGCTGACTTTTTGCAGTGTTCGCACTTGCAATGGTTGTGTCAAGGTTTCCTTTGGATGTTGCTGCCTGACTGATTGCAGTATTCAATGCAGAAAGTGCATTGTCAGCAGCAGTCTTGGCAGAATCCAAGTTTGATTTTGCAGTATTCGCATTCGTGATTGCTGTGTTTAACTGATTTTTTGCGGTATTTGCATTTGCTTTCGCAGTGTTTGCATCTAATGTTGCCTGCTCCAAAGCAGTCTTTGCTGTGTTCGCTGATGTAGTTGCTGCCTGTAAATTTGCCTTTGCGGTATTAGCAGCAGTGGTTGCACTTTGAACATTGGATTTTGCTGTGTTTGCAGCTTGAACAGAAGAATCCAATGCGGTTTTAGTTGTCTGTGCTTCAGTAACCATATCACCAAATTCTTCGACCTGTGCATCAATGTGTGTCTTGTCAGCGGTGATTTCATCCTTTATGTTCTGATATGATTCATTGTCATCATTTACTTTTTCCAAAGCAGAAACAATGGAATCCCGGACTTCCTCACCGTAAACCGCATTTTTAATTTGGTCAGTATAGGGTTTGATGTCTGCCATTATTCTTCACCTTCCTTTTTGGGGTCTTGCTCTGCACTTTGCAATGAAGCATAGTCATTTGCAAGTTCAATATTTTTCTGCTGCCGAATATCAGCAAGAATGCCAGAAAGTATTGGTTCAGCAAGGAATGCCGGAAGGTTAAATTTTTCATTAACCTTTTGAATTCCTTCAATATACCCCTTCTTTGCTTCTTCCATTATCACAGATAACGGAACATTTTTCTTTTCGTTTGCCATCTGTAAATCCTCACTTTCTGATAGGTATTTTTATTGGTTCAACAATCTTTTCTTCAGGTGTTGCACTTTCTTGATTTAATTTTGCACAAAATGCTTTCTTCTCAACTAAAGTGAATGGGTCAACCCAAGGAACTTTTTCATAATTATCACCTGACAGTTCTTGAACCGCTTTGATAAGATAAAAAATAAACTTGGTTGTTTGAATCGACAAATGACCATCCTTTTCTTCCGTGACCAATTCGGGGGCAATTAGCTGAAGCTGCTGTGCAATGATTCCAATAGGTTCAAATTCATCTGTTTGAACCCATTGGAACTCTTTCAAGTCAATTGCATTTAAGATTTCCAATGCTTTCACACCTGTTGGATGAATGTCTTTCTTCATCCTTGCATCTGACTGATTCTTGATAGAATATCCGTGCATATCAAGGTTAGAATAAAAATCAATTGAAACACCGTTGTAAATAGTAAACTTTTTTGAAACACCGTTGACAGCAACAGCGGTATTATTTGATTTGTTTACCCAACTCATTTCACCGTTATAACCACAACCACCGCTTGACCAAGCAAGAAAACGGTCTGAATCCGTCAGATACAAACAACTATCAGCATAAGTATCACAACTAAAGTGAAGTCCTTTTTTTGCTTTAGAAGTTTTATGATGATAAATAAGTTTAACGGTATAAGAACTTGCATTATTACTGTCTTTTGCTGCCCAACACATATAGGATGCAGTGTTTTCAAGCTCAAAAACAAGCCCTTTATAACTACTGTCATCTGACCACTGACTTGTTCCTATCATTCCAATAGTTGAACCTTCCCTGTAAAACCAAGAACCGCTTGAATTTAATGACATCAATTTATAATTATTGTAGTCATAGATATTCAAAGAAGAATTTTCAAGCTGAATGTATTGTGAATACTTGTTCCAAGCAATTCTGACATAAGAATAATTTTGTGTTAATTTGGTTGTAAATTCAGAAGAATTTAATTTTTTGGAAACCGTGCTTTCAATGCTGTCAGTTTTAACCTTGATTTCAGCCTTGGTTGCGTATGCGGTCAGACGACTGTCAGTATATTCAACTGCTTCTTCTTTTGCTGAAATCAAAACAGAATCAGCACTGTTTTTAATTGCAGTGGTAACCTGTGTTTTGGTGTAGTAAGATTTCAACTTGTTATCCGTTGCATCATTTGCATTTGTTTTTGCAAGTTCAATTGCTCTTTCAACCGAATACTTATATTCAACAGATAACTTTTCAGCAGAAACAGAGCCACCAACTAATCTTTCACCAACAATCTGACCATCCATTGTGATTGCTGTGGTGTATGTGCCTTTGTAACCGGTATTTGAATAACCAAGACCGTTCAAATTCCACCGCCACACTTTTGATGCGGTTTCCGTATCATTGGTATCCATAATCAATTGTTCATTTGCAGTTGTCACCACAAATCCGTGTGTTGCAGAATTTATCAGGGCGGTTGCATTGTCAATTGCTTCTTTCAAAATGGAACTTTCAGAAGGAATGTTTTCAATTCGTTCCATAATGTCAGTTTTTGTTGAACTGTTTGAACCGGTCATTGTGACTTTTGCATTTTCACTTCCAAGAACAATCTTGTCACTTTCCGGTTTTTCAAGGGAAATTATCAGTTTTGTTACAGGGAAGAAACTGTCAAGACCGTGCGGTTCAGACTTTACCCTGACCCTATCAAGAAGATGGATTCTTGATATATCTACATTCACATTATTCAAATCCACTGCTGTCACATCAAGGACAAGGGATTCAAACTGAACACTTGAAAGATATTCTTCACCCTTTCTTTTCAGATTGGATGGAACAGTGACCGCATCAAAGGTAACGGTTTTGAATACCCATCCGAAGGTGTCAACCGCTGTCTGATTGAAGATGAAATCACAGTCATTGTTCACAGATTTGATTGTCAGTCTTTCATCAAGTGCTTCAATGGTACTTTCTTCAAGTTTTGCACCAAGGGGGATGATTGCAGTCGCAATGTCCTGTGCATCAAGTGTTTGACTGAAATCAAGAAGGTTTCTTCCAAATTCAATCACTTGGTCACTTGTAACCGGATAATCAGCCAAATAGTCAAGATATTTGATACCATTCGCTTTTCTGATACGAATATGACCACCAAGTCTTTTGACTAATTTTTCTTTGATGCAATCCAATGTATTTTCATAATTGGTATATCTGTAAAGGGAATCATTACTGTCAACCACTGTGACTGCACCAACTTTGAAGGTTTTCTTTCCAACAAAGTTATCAGGTACAGTGTGGGTATAATGCCATAACAGATTTGATGTGTTCAAATATGGATTGTGGGCAGTCTGAACAGCGGTTATGTTAGAAGTTTGAACAGCATTGTATGCCGGAAGGGATGAAACTTCAGTTCCGATTAAAGCTGCATCATCTGTCATTGTCGCAGAATCAATGCTAAATCCATAGAAATTGTTCACACTTCCGTCTGAATGCCAATACACATAAAAGTCTAATGTAGGAACAACAAAGGTTCTTCCGGCAAGGTTGTCTGCTCTGTATCGTGACAATGCTTTGAATACTTTGCCATTCTGAACATAATACAATTCTAAATAGTCAAAGTTTGCAGATTCACCTTTGCAGTTTGCATTGAAAGTAATTGCCACATTCCCTTCAATAACCTGTGCATTATGAATTTCCACAAGTGCTTCAAGGAAACCTCTGACTGTTTTGTTGTGATATTCAGCCGGTCTTTGAATCGAATCAGCCAAATAATTCAATTCACCTTTGCAGAAGAACCGTTTGTTATTATAAAAGTCCTTTTCTTCTTCTGTGGGTCTACCACAAAAGATTTCAACTCCATTATGAAGAACAGTGATTTCAGATTTCAACTTTTTGATGTCGTTATAGTGCGGATGCTTTGGTGAAATCGTAAATTGAAAAGACCCTGAATCATTATCCGCTAATGTGACAGAAGGATTATTGTTCAGCACCAATTCTTCACTTCTTAAATCGTGGATGGGGAATCCATCACAATATACTTGATACATTATAGTGAACCCCCTTTGTAATCAATCTGAACTGTTCCTGTTCCTCTGAAGGTGATGATATTTTCACCTTCCTGAAGTCTAACATCAAGGATCGTGGTTGTTCCTTTTGGTAGATTGTAGGTCACATCATTGAAGGTTGCAGTCATAGCAGCAGAACAGGTGAATGTGGGGGAAACAATTTTTCTTCTGTTTATCAGTGTAACAGTTTTTACACCGCTGACAGTTGTTTTGTTTAGATAAATGATGCCATCAACAAAACTGAAAGTGTCCCACATCCAAGGGTCTGATGCTGAATTCTTTTCAACCTTATATGGGTTGCAATCACAATCAACAACAATTGATGCAGTTCTTTTATTGGATTTGAATTTGTTTACCGTGCATCTACCTTCATAGTAGTAGTTTCTATCCCAATCCATATAAATTCGCATTTTTCTACCGTGAAGGTAATTGGTAACTTCTGAAAGAACCGCTGACCAAGATGCCATTGGGTCAACAACTGTGAAATTGAAAGACAGAGGTCTGTTCTGATATTTGATGTCATCAGTCAATACTTCTGTCAAATCAAGAACACCATCGGCACCGGGGACTTCAACTATTTTTGTTTTAGGTTTAGGAAGGGAAATATCTTTGGATGATAAAATCAGACCAAAATCCCTATAAGAATGTTTTGTTCCAAATGTTACACCATCCATAGATTATCCCCATTCCTTTCTTCTTTGAATTTTACCAAGTTCACGGTCAATTTTAGGTGTAAGCCTTGCAACCATCGTTCCATCATCAAGAACAACAGTCACATCAAATGCTTCAAGTAGTTCAGGGAAGAACTCTTTCAGCATATCAATCAGATTTGTAATAGTTTCTTCAAGATTTCTGATTCTATCACTGACTTCAGCTTTCAGAGCAGTCAACAAACCTGTGGAAGAAATATTTCCGGTAATGTCTTTTGGGTTGTTCTTTGTTTCAATGACAAAATCGTGAATCTGTGTTGCAACATTACGAATCCAACCGGTATTCTTTTCAAGAGGAACAACCGCTTCATCACCTTTACCTTCAAGCAAACCAACTTGACCTTTTTTCAGGACACCACCTTTTTCAAGTTCAGGAATCTGCGGTGTATTTATGGTTGAAATCCATCCAAAAGGTTCAACACCAAGAATGTTGATTCCTCTGATTTTTTCCAATGCCCAATTGATACCATCAAAAGGAACTTTGATGACCTTATTGATGCCCCTAATGATTGCATTCACAACAGTCTTAAATGCGTTCACAATTCCATCTTTGATTCCATCAAAGATTTTACCGCCTGTGGAAAATACATTTTTAACTGCTTGCCAAGCCTTTGAAAAGATGTTTTTAAACCAATCTGTTACCTTGCTGAACACGGATTTGATACCTTCCCAAGCATTGGAAGCACCATTTTTCATAGCATTCCAAATGTTTGAAAAGATGTTCTTTATAGGTGTAGCAATATTATCAGTAAACCAACCTGAAACTTTACTGAATATGCCTACAATACTATTCCACAAGTCTGTAAAAAAGTTTTTAATAGGGACTATGATGGTATTATAGACAAGTGTTGCTGCCCTCTTGATTATTTCAATCCAAGGGTCAATCACTGTATGGAATGCAGAAACAATACCTTCCCAAAGTCCTTTGAAAAAGTTTGCAACAGGTGCAATAATGTTGTCATATACCCAACTTCCGACAGTGGAAAAAACGCTGACAATAGAATTCCAAATTGTACTGAATAGATTTCCAAACCATTCAACAACCGGTGCAAATATAGTCTTGATGCTTTCCCACAAACCACCGAACCATTCACCAAGTGCAGTGAAGAATCCGGAAAGAATGTCCCAAATTGCGGTGCCGATTTCACCAACTATACTGATAATGCCTTCAAGCAATAATGGAAGGGCATTCCAAAGACCTTCCAAAATGGATTGAATGACGGTTGGAAGTGCTTCAATCAATGCCATAATAATCTGCGGAATTGCTTGGACAATACCAATTACCAACTGAACCGTCCCTTCAATCAATGCCGGAAGATTATCCATCAGAGCATTCACAATGGCAATGATGATTTCGGGAAGGTTGTCAATCAAAGGTTGAATAATTTCTGCAATGTGGGTCGCCAAGTAAACAATCATATTCACAAGGGCATCCACTAACTGCGGAATCAAAACCGGTAATGCTTCGCAAATAACTGTCATCAACTGCGGAAGGGCATCCACTATGGCATAAAAGACTTGTTCAATACCACTGATTAAGGCAGGTAAAGCATTCAATATTGAAGTCACCAATTGTGGAAGCACTTGCACAATTGCATTCAGAAGTGATACTGCACCATCAACTACAACAGGAAGAAGGATGTCAATCAGTTCAGAAACCTTTGTCAGCAGCTTTGGGACAAGGTCTGTAATAAGTTGTGGCAATGTTCCCATCACCTGTGCTATTCTTGGAACAATGTTGTCTGCAACTGTCACAATGGAATCAAAGAATTGGGTTATCAGACCACCAACATCCTGATTTCCGTCTGCAATCCCTGTCAAAAGATTTTGCCAAGATGCTTTTGCAGATGCTAAAGAACCGGAAATGGTGGAACTTGCTTCTTTTGCAGTTGTTCCGGTGATGCCCATTTCATTTTGGACAATATGAATTGCATCAACAATGTCCGAATAGGAAGAAATATCATATTCAATGCCTGATAGTTTAGAAGCATCGTCAAGAAGTCTTTGCATTTCTTCCTTTGTGCCACCATAACCAAGTTTTAGGTTATCAAGCATTGTATAGTTTTGTTTTGCAAAACCGTTATAGGCATTTTGTATCATTTCAATACTTGTACCCATCTTGTTTGCATTATCAGACATATCGGTGATTGCCATATCTGCTTTGTCGGCAGCAGCTTTGGTGTCACCACCTAAAGATTGCAGCAAAGAAGCGGAAAAAGATGTAACTGTTTCCATATATTCATTTGCTGACATACCTGCTGTTTTGTAGGCATTTTGTGCATTTGCAATAACCGTTGCAGAACTTTCATCAAAAAGGGTTTCAACACCGCCAACCAACTGTTCATAGTCAGCATAAGAAGAAATTGCAGCCTTTCCAACCGCAACAACAGCGGTACTTGCAACTGCAAGTCCGGTTGCAATTGTCTTTCCAACTGCAACAGCAGCAGAACCCATCTTGGAAAATGCCTTTCCAAGTTTTCCTTCAGTTCTGTCACCTTCATCACCAAGGTCTTTTACTTTTCCGGCAGCATCTTCCGCTTTGTCGGTTGTTTCATCAATTCCTTGATTTGCTTCAGAATTATTGACTGCAATAGTTCCAAATAATTTGAACAGTTCCAAAGGTTGCACCCCCTTTCTTATGATGTAGGTTCAAAACCGTTCAATATATCAAACGAATCATTGATAGTTGTTTCAATTTCGTTCTTCGTCATTTCTGTGTTACTGTTCTGACCAAGACCAATGCTTGCTTTCCAATCATTGAAAGAAGTTTGACCATCCACTTTGTGCAAGAAGATGTTCCACAACCTGTCATCCGTGTCATAATCAAAGATTTCTGTTACAAATTCAGAAAATTGTCCGGTCAGCAACATTTGGTCAACAAGTAAGAATGGACTTGCATATCTTCTGAATAGCAAGTCCATCCATTTGATGATTGTTAGTTGAACAATTTTGAAACAACCTTGAAAAAATCCTTGAATTCTTCTTTTTTCACAAAGTCAATGACCATTTCGGTGAAGGTGGCAAGACCAAAAGCCTTGATTTCACTTGCTTTCAGACCACTGACACTTGTAAGAAGGTCAAAGATTTCTTTTTCGCAATGGGGGATGTTCTGAATGATGGTGTTTGCCATTTCAAAAGCAATAGTCATTCCGGCAAGGTTTGTCAGATTCTTAACACCTTTGTTTTTGTCAAACAAGTCAAGAAGCTCATCGGAATCAAAACATTTGGCGAAGTTATTGATTCCAAGTTTGCCGATAATCGCACACATTGGGGCAATATCTGTTGCACACAATGTTCTGAAGGAATAAGGTTTTACATCTTCAACAGCCTGTTCATTTTTTTCAATTATTTCATTCATTGTTCAAAATTCCTTTCATTAACCGTTTGCCTGCTGTGCAGAGTTTGTGGGTGTGGGATAATAAATGTGATAAGGTAACTTTGCAAGGTCACCATCCACATCCTGATAGCATTCAAATGTTACCTTCACCACTGTATTTTCCTTGTTCTTTGCTTCACCCTCAAAACCGGAAGTACAAAGGGCATTGTCAAGAATGATAATGATGGGTGTACCATCGGTTTTCTTTCCGACAAAAGCAAGATTTTCATAATAGTCACCTGCTTCAATATCTGCCTTAGATTCAATCAGATTGTAACCTTCAATATTAGATTCAACCAATTCACCAATAACAGTTGTTTTGAGCAGTTCAGGTGTAATTTCAACAAGGTTGGTTTCAAGTTTTGCAACTTCACCTGTCTTGAAATCAAGTCCTTTGACCTTAACCAAAGCACCATCAACTTCAACAGTCTTGATTTCCGGTGTAATGGTCAACTTGTTACCACCGGAAGTTGCACCAACAAGAGATTCTGCAAAATTCCATTTCTTTGTCTGCTTGTCAAATTTGAAACCCTTGTGAAGTGTACCTGCACCAAGTAGAATGTTTTTCGGTGTGCTTTCCGTTACACCGTGATTTTTTAATTCTTCGTATGCCATATTTCATCAATTTCCTTTCCAAGATTTGATTGTTAAATTCACTTGACACTTCTTCAAATTCCCTTCTTCAAGGAGAATAGGAAATGAACCACCATAAAAAATGACCACCGCAGAACCGTTTTCTGTCATAACAGAAACGCCGTGTCTGAAATGGTCTTTGATTATGGATTTTTGTTGTTCAAGGGTGATATGTTTCCCTCTTGAAAAGCCGGTCAGAATGACTGTGGGTTCTTCTTTTCCATCTTCCGTCATTCCTTCCGGCTCTGAATACTCACCAACCCAATATGGATATTTAGGCGGTGATTCTGTCATTGACCCAAATTCATAATTCAGACCAAGTTTTTGTAATTGGTCATTGACCACTGCAAGAACATCTTCCATATCAATTTATTCCTTTCAATTTTTCTTCCATTGCAGCTTGAATTGACGGTTTTAATGTTTGGAAGGCATTCCACAATGCCCTGTTTGGTGTTTTACCGTGTGTGAAATGACCGTTCCCCATTTCATCAACATAGTACCAACCGCCTTTGCGACCGTTACCATTCAAAGCATATTCACCTGTTCCAAATTCTTCCCAAATAGCATTTTCAAGAGGTGAACCAATGGTGACCTGAAAAGCAGTTTCATCCACTGTATAGTCCCAAGAACCTTTTGTCTGACCGGTTCTGACCCTACTGTTTCTTGCTGTTTGGGAAACAAATTCACCGCCTATTTCGTGCAGAAAGGCAATCATTGCACCACCCAATTCATTTTTACATTGAACCCTGTTATCTTGAAATTTGATTTCAGCCATTTTGACCACCAACAAATTTCAGATAAATTTCAAGGTGTTGATGCAAATTCATTGGGTCATCAATCAGCATAATTTGATAGATAAGTCCATCAATCAACATTCTTGCATTTTCGCTTGTGACATCAACCTTTTTATCCGATGTTAAGGTTGATATTTCACCGCTGATAAAGTTCAATGTGTCCCATACCCATTCACCGGACAAACCTTTGAAAGTTTGATAATCGCAAAGAAAAATGTGTGTGGATTCTTGGATTTTCGCATTGTAGGTTGTATATTTTGATTCACCATCGGACAAGTCAAGCCATCCTTTGGATGATGCAACATCAATCCATTTGTGTTCCCTTTCACCAATAGCATTTTTCTTTCCACCGTCTTTGATTTGGAATAGGGCAAGAGTGTTTCCACCAATCATATTAGAACCTTGCCTTGATGTATGGTTTCAAAAAGCCAAGTAGGGACACCGGATAACCCATCACTTGGTTGTTCGCATCCTGTGCAAAATAGGTCACAGAATGTCTTGAAAGTGTTTCAGACTGAATACCAACCTTCTGTCTGTTCTGCACTTCCCAAACCATCAGATTGACAACACCTTCAACAATGGCATCCGGATATTCAATCTTGGTAACAAGATTGTGACCGTTATCTATCAAGTCCATATCAAGGGTTGTGGTTTTGTTCACCTTGTTTATATTGGTGATTACATATAAGCCATCATTGATAGATTCAGATATTTGAACTGTGTCACCGACCTTCAGCAATTTGCACCAATCACAAAGGACTGAATCAGAAGAAGGTGCAGAAAACCTTTTCATTCGGTTTTGAAAATTGTTGTTGGTGTATGCTCTCACTAAATCCTCAATGCCGTTCAGTTTCCGTTTCAATGTGTCAACTGATATTCCTGTGAATTCAGGCATTTGCATCAATTCCGAAACAGAAACAATCATATTTACACCTTCTTTCATAAAATAAAAACAGGGGTTACACCGTTTAGGCATAACCCCCATTTAGGCTGTCGGCAATTACTTCTTGATCTTTGCAAGAACAACTTTGCTTTCGTTGGTAAGTGCAGCAGCGTAATGTTTATCAACAGAAACATCGGTCAATCTTGCAAGGGTGTTTCTTTCGGTTTCAACCGAAGTGTCTTTCTTCAGGTAGATGGTAAGTGCAGCAGCATCATCTTCCGTTTCAGCATCGTTGTTAAGTTTAACGATAGGACAAGCATAGCAATCTACCTTAGTAGAATCGCCGACCTTAACAACAGGAACTTTCTTAGAAGGTACGATTCGGCAGTTTGCGATCATACCAATTTCACCGGTAAGAATAACCTGACCGGTGTATTTATCAGCAGAAATGAAGTTTGAATCTTTGCGAAGAACAGTGACCTGCTTCGGGTTAATAAACATAACCTTTTCGCTGTTTACTTCCTCATCAAAGAGATCAACCGCATCTACAATAGCATTGTAAGAAATTCCAGCAGCAGAACCATCATAGATAAGGGTTGCTTCCTGAAGGGCATCCATTGCATCATTATCAACCTTTGCTGCAACCGCCTTTGCCAACTGATTATTGGTTTCACCAACAGGGTTGCCATAGCCGGAAAGGATTGCTTCATCGGTAAGTTCAACCGCCTTCATTGCCTTTTTAACAGTTACAGTGGTAGAACTTGTCGAAAGTTTAACTGTACCGGCTGCAACACCCTCTGCAACATCTTCTGCATCGCCGATGTAGCCGTACTTCGGAACAGTGATTGTGTTGCCGGGAACACCAACAAGTGTGGTGTCAATCTTTGCGAAAGGTGCAACAACAATCTTCTTCTGAATTTTTGCAGAAATCATATCTGCCATAACCTGCGGATTGATAAGGTCTGCAATTTTAGTAGTCTGATTAGCCATAATAAAAACCTCTTTCTTTAATTAGTTTCCGGAAGAACCGGTAAATTCTTTGTAGGCTTCGGGGTTTTCTGTATAGAACTTCAACCTGTCCTGATAGCCCATTTTGTCAAACTGTTCCTTGGTGATACCGTGATTCTTGTCCGGATCGCCGTCAGGCAGTTTGTGTTCCTCAATTTTCTTTTTGGTTTCAGATGCAAAATGCTGTGGATATTGAGTTTTAAGACCTGCGATAGTATCATCAATACCCTTGATTTTTCCATCATCGCCAAGTTTGACTTCACCCTTTTCCTTGATTTTGAAAGTCAGATAATCAACATCGGTCACATCTGCTTCAAGAAGCGCTACCTTCAAAGCAGAATCAATCTTTGTCTGCTGAAGTTCCGTTTCCATCTGCTGAATCTTTGTTTCATATTCGGTGATTTTGGACTGAAGTGCTTCATTGCCGGCATTGTCCTTTTTCATCTGTGCAATCAAGGCAGTGGATTCATCGTGCTGTTTGGTAAGGGTATCAAAATCAGTTTTCAATTTACCATAGCGAATATCAAGATTTTCTTCACCTGCTGTAAAGATTTTATTCTGCTTCATTTCGCCAATAATGGACTGAACATCTTCATCAGACAAATTCTTTGCCTTCAAAATTTCCTGTAATGTCATTGTTATATACCAACCTTTCAATTTACAATTTTTACAAGTTATGTCTTGTGTTGAAATGCTCTGTTTTACTTCTGACTTTTGAAGAAGGGTATGAAAAAAAGCACCCTTGCGGATGCTCTAATCAGAAATATTTATTTTTTATACCTTGTAACCCTTCTTTTCAAGGGTATTTTGCTTTTTGATGTATTCATCATAAGCCTTTTTGGCTGATTCCGGTGCATCATCCCTGATACCTTTCCAACCGTCATCAATAATCAGATAATCAAAGAATTTTTTAACATCTTCAAAGTTTTCCACTATCAACCCAACCTTTCTTTCAGCATTTTCCAAACTTCCTTTGAAAGTATTGATGCACCATCACCATTTGCAACATAATCTGCAACACATTCAGCAAGGCATTCACTGTCATTTTTGGTTGCATATCCTGATACTTGTGATTTTAACTGTGCATTTCTAAATCCTTTTCCTTCAGGTGTCTTTTTAACTGTTTTACAAGCCTGTGAAATAATCGCCTTTGATTCAGTAGAATCATTCCAAGCAAAAGCACCAAAGGGGTATTTTCCATCATTCACAGATTTTTCAATCAAAGTTCTTTCAAGAAGATGTCCCATTTCGTGACTTCCGGTTTCAAGAACACCTGTGTTTTTGGGATGAAATCCTGTTGTATCACCTTGAACCATACAGGCTGCAACACTTGGTTTACCATCAGCATAATATGCAGGGTTGAAATTGATTTTTCCATTATAACCTGCACACATAACACCATTTTTACTTGTTCCGATACCGGTCAAAGTTTGTTTTGCTTGTGGAAATTCATTGATAACCTTTTCAATTCCGGTCATACTTTGCTGAACAGTAGCATAATCAAGTATCTTTACACTATCATCAATATCAAAACCATAAATCTTTTGAACATAAGCAGATAATGAATCAAAATCCTTGCAGTCACTTATTGATATTATACCGCTTGTTTGTGAAGTTTTCAACTTTTCTGATGCTTTCAGATATTTCTGTTTGAAATCTTCATATCCGGTGCATTCTATGAACCCACCTGTTTCATTATTCCACTTCTGATATGATGTTTCACCTTTGACCGCCCACCTTGCCCTTTGAAGCAAGCAACACCGACAATTGCAGTCCATATAAGGGTCACCGAATTGACCGGGTGCAGAACCAGAATAACCGGATGTTTCAAACATTTCATCAAGTTCACGAATTTGACCATCCAACTGTGAATGTTCCGGTCTTGTCTTTCCGTCAAGGGTACAATCCCATTGTTTGACTACATCAGCACCAAGTTTCTTTGCCTTCTGCATTGAATCAAGTCTTGCTTCCGATTGCACCCTGTGTCCTTCAGTCCGGGCAATTCGCATTGATCTGTTCATATCTGCCTGACCATAGTTGCTTATATTCCGTGCAATATCAGCATAGGACAGTTGTGATGCAAGACCTCTTTGAAGTTCAGATTTGACCTGTTTCTTCAGTTCAGTTGCATTACCGGAAAGTTTATTTGATAACCTAAAATCATCACCGGTTTTTTGAACTGCTTTCAGAACTTGACCTTCATCAATCGAAATAACAAGCGGAACACCCTGACCTTGCATATCATACATATTACCCACAAAGCCTGTTTCATAACAGGTTTGAAGATAAGAAGCAATGGAATTAAAATTTTTACCTTGCAAATTATCAAGAACACCTGAAATCTGCTTTTCCAACTGCTTTTGATATTCAAGTTGATATGCTTTCGATTGTGTTAGTGGGTTTGCTTGCAATTCCCTGATGTTTTTCCGAATGTCAGCAAGTGCAGATGTGTAATTCTTTGTAAGAGCATCAAGAACTGCTTGTTCGTCTTTCAAGGACTGTTCAAGGACTTCTTTTTGTCTTGCATTCATCCATTCGCACCGCCTTCATCACCTTCAGGTGGAACATCAGGTTCAACAGGCTTGTTTGCAAGGGCTTCCGATGCCGTGTTCAAATCCACAACAGGATTCTGTTCGACCAATGCTTTGACATCTTCAAAATCGAGATCAAGCAATTCACAGATAGCCTGAAGAACCGTGTCATTATCCAACCTCGCAGCAGCATTTAAGATAGTGTTCAACTTGACCTGTTCGGTTTCCGCTTCAGTCTTGTCAATCTGTGCATTATCTGCTGCATTGGTCATTACTTCCCTTTCAAACTCAAAATATACATCGCTAACTTGATAATCAGTTTCATATTCATCGTTGATTTCTGAAAGAACAATTTTGACCAACTTCTTCAGAAAAGATTTCAACCTGATTTCAAGTTTGTTGCATTTCAAATCAAGTAAAGCATATCTTGATTTGATTACGATGTTCGTAATGTTTCCATCACCCAACTGTGCCGAGTTGAAGCCCATACCGAATCGGTAAATATTCTTTTCGTCAATGTCAAGTTTTGCTTGTCTTGCCTGATAGGGAATATCAATAGTTTTGATGTCAACATCACCATCAGGTTCAGTGCCGATCATCTTTTTTGTTTTGATATTCTGCTGAAGTTCTTCCAAATCATTTCCTTGGAAGCCTTTAACAACATACAAGCCTTCTGAAATGTCAACAAGATTGTTCGATAACCCACAAGCCATCAAATCATAATCATCAATCAGTGCTTTGATAGGTTTCAGATGACTGATTTGCTTTCTGTTATTATCAATGCGGAAAAAAGGAATGTAACCAAGCGAATCACCATATCTACCTTCTTCGTTATCCTTTTCATAGACAATATGTGGTCTTGGGTTCAAAGGTTCACTCTTGTCAACTTCGATTTTTCCATCATCAACCTGAACAAAATATGTGACTTGCTTTGAATCCCATACCTGAATACGCTTGATGCGTTTCTTGCCCTTGTCGATTCGGTCAATATACCAATAAATCACATACTGTGTATGGTCATCTGTGTCCTTCGCTCTGACTTCCACAACCCCCATTGCATCAGCAAAGATGAATGCGGTTCTGTCATCAGCGTTCTTGTAGGAATACATATAGCCGAACCCACCGGTGCATACATCAGTTAAGGTTTCCGACAATTCAGATTTGAAATCATCACCAAAATACTGATCCAATTCATCCTGAAGTTCAGGAATATCCGATTTGACAAAAGCATCATCACCGGACAGCATATATTGAACACACTGATCAACCAATTCAGTGAAGAACGGATGACAAATCTTGATGTTGCTTCTTGTTTTGTCCTCAACTAATTTCCCATCAGAATTGTAATAATACAGTTTGTATGAAAGAATATCGTGCTGCCCTTCGTAATACCTTTGACCTACTTCAAAAGATTTCTTTCTTTCGGATGTTGAATCATCTTGAATCAAGGCTGATATTTCTTCCGGTTTTAGCATTCTTTTTCACCGCCTTTCCATAAAATATAGTATGTAATAAAGCAGAAACCTTTGAATTATGCTGTAATCAAAGGTTTCTGATACTACCGTGTTACTAATACAACCACCGATTACCCTTGATATAGCGTTCAAGACCATATCGCATAGCATCCATCAAGTGATTGAAGTCATCAATGGGTTTGTTCAGTTTCTTTCCAAATTTGTCCTTATCCCAAGTGTAATTACTGATTTCTGTTAGAAAATTTACGCACCGGGGATGAATAACAATTTCAAAACTTTGAATCCATTGGATGCCGTTATTGATGCTGTCCTTTCCTTTGGTTGCACCGGTGATCCTCATTCCGTAACCCTTTAATTCATCAATACTTTTTGGTTCTGCTGAATCACCGGTGAACCTGTCTTTTGAATAACCCATCTGTGATAGGTTGTCAAAGATTTTTCTGTTTGATAACCCCTTCTGATACATTTCATCCCAAACATAGATTTTTCTATTATCCACATCAACAAAGCCGATGAATGCAGCGGAAGGATCGTTTGTATATCCAAAGTCAAGACCGAAGCCTGATTTCAAATCATATTTATTTTGAATTTCACGAAGGCTGAATTCCTCTTCTTTCCAATTCTCATAAACAAGACCATCAACAATACCCCAATTACCAAGACCTGCAACCCTGTATCTTCGGGGATTGTCTTTTTTTATCTTTTCAAAGATTTTTCTATCGGAATCATCCAACCATTCATTGCACAAATAGTTTGTTGTTAAAGCAAGCACATCAGGATCGGTCTTGTCAAAGAATCTTTTCTTCAACCAATGATGTTCATTCCAAGGGTTGAAGGTCAATGTCACCTGCTTGAATAATCCTTTCGGCAGATCGCCAAGCATTGATTCCGTCAATGTATCAAAATCATCTTCCGAAGTGATTTCATAGGCTTCTTCAATCCACATCCAACAAAGGCAACCATTTTCAACTGTAATCGAAGTTACTTTCAGTGGATCATCTAAACCCCTGAAATATATTTTCTGCCCTGTTTCAATGTTTTCAATTTCAAGTGGTGATTCTTTCGGAATCCAAGTGTTTTCAAGTCCTAACCTTTTAATCGCCCATTTCAATTCGGTAAAACAACTGTCTTTCAATGTTCTGTAAGTTTTACGAATAACAAGAAGGTTTGCTTCCCGGTATTTCTCTTTTGAAAGGTTTGCTATATACCACAATGCGGTTGTTTTAGATTTTTTGCTTCTTCGGCTGCCTTTAACAACTCGGTATCTGCCTTTGAACTTCCAAAAATCGTTATATCCACCACCGACAAAATCAGAAATTTTGAACACTGCATCATTCATTGACAAACACCGCCTTTATGACATCATAAAAACAAAACTGCATAAAATCAGCCTGTTCACAGTGCTTTGTTACTATCTTGTTACTAATCATCAAGATCATCAACAATTGTAACCTTGGTTGTTCCGGCAACATTCACTTTATCAGTAAATAAACCGTATCTTTTTCCAAGCAATTCAGCAGCCTTCAAGCGTTCTTTTTCATCGGGGTTCTTTTTCACCTTTTCTGCGGAAGAATATCCATCACCATCACCGGTTACAACAACAACTTCTGAATCAGATTCCCCACGCATTACAGAAGTAAGATATTGAATGACTTCTTCAGCAGTTGCGACCTTTGCCGATGCCATTTCATCAAGCCTTGTTTGTATATATTCTTTGATGTTAGCATTTGTTAGCAGTCTTGAACTGTTCGCCCTTGCAACAGCATCATTCTTTATTCGGGGATAAGCTGCTTTATATGCTCTTGTTGCGTTGCAATCAATCAAGTATTCATCGCAAAATTTTCTTTGATTGTCAGTCATATAAATACCTTCCTTTCTGATAAAATAAAAGAACACCGGCTGTCCGGTGTTCCTCTTGACCTTTCAGGTCATTATAATAATATCACATTTTTATAGTGTCATTCAATGCCTAAATAGTGTCAATTCATTTCAAAAGGAAGTTTAATTGCCTGAAGTGCTTCATTATGTATTCTATGAACCTGTTTCAAAGACAAATCCATTTCAGTAGCAACACTTTCCCATTTAAGAAACTGCAAATATCGAAGTTTCAAACATAACTGCTGACTATTATCTTCAGCACTGCTGATAACTGTTCTGATTTCTTTTTTCAAATCAACGAACCTATCAATTTCAGCATCAATGACCTTTTCAAGATCAACAATTTTCATAATAGCATTTACAAAAGGTGCTTCTTGTTTTCTGCTGCCCGAAGGCATCCCGGATAGATTCGGAGAAGAAATACTTCTTGACAATGCTTTCAACTGTTCAAGTTCCTGAATATCTGAATTTATCAATTCATTCAGTCTGTATGCTTGTCTTAAATACTGCTTTGCGGTCATTATTATCATCCTTTCTAATTTCAAAATTTAAGTGTTACCGCCGAAAAGCCTTTATTTATGCGGTTTTCAGGGCAAAGGTAACACTTAAAGCGGTAACACTTATTTATATTTTTATTTTTTAGCGATACATCAAAATTTGATGATGTATTTTTACTAATTATTAAAGTAAAAAAGAAAATAAGTGTTACCTGTTACCCAATGCCTGAAAGCCCTTGTAAATACTGCGTTTATAGCGGTAACACTTCTATGTTTTCAAGTGTTACTTTTTAGCATTTTATCTGTTACCCACAACTACAACTTCAAAAACTTTTTATATTCCTTCTGAATTCGATGTTGATTTTTCTTTCGGATTCTCTTTTTCTTTGAGTATTTTGCAAGATGAATAACCCTTGGTGAAATAATACCTTTTGTAAATGCTTGTATGAACTGCGGAAAATTATGAACTAAAATATCAGTACAGTCTTTTACCAATTCACCCACAGCAGATGCAAAATTGGTTATTGCTTCGGATAAAGAATTTGTACAATTCTGAATTGCTTTTTCAAACTCACTCATATTTGACCACCTTTCAAAATGTTACTGCAACATTCAGAATTGCAGCAGCCAACCAATAAACTGTTTTTCGCCAATCCTTTTCTGTCGCATATACGATTGCTGCACCTACATCCAAAAGTATTAGCAGTATGGGAAATATGTATTGTTTCATACCGTGACACCCTTTCTTTAATTTATCCATTTTACCACCGTTTCACCTGTATAACCTTTTTCCCAAACAAACCACGCATAAGCAACTGCACTTGATGCAATACTTTCAAATTTGCCGTTCTTTGCACACTTCAACCGGGAAGAACTGACATAAACCCTTCGGGGGGGGGTAATTTGAAAGAAATTCTTTCTTGATTTACCTTCAAGGAACTGCAATTTTAGAAACATTGCAACCTTTCTGCCCGGTTTCACACTTTCCAATGCTCTTTGAACAAATTCAAGTGCAAATTTATATGGTGGATTTGTAATAATATCGCCTTCAAAATCATCGATAGTTTCATTCAGAAAATCAAGCGGTTCAGGATCACCATAGCCACGATAAATCAAATCCGTTGAAATCACTTCGTGTCCGTGTGCTTCAAAGACCTTTGCAAGATGACCTTCTCCACAAGCACATTCCCAAATTGTATGGTGGAATTCCTCTTGTTCAAGTAGAAGTTCCGCTGCCTTTGGCTCTGTCGCATAGTAATCATCAGGTTGTCTTTCTTTTTCGGTATGATTTGAAGCACCAAGTGTTTTATATATGCTGTTTTGATTACCGTTCCAATCCTTCATTTGAACACCCTTCCTGACTTCACATCACGAATTTCAATTCGATTTACCGGTTCAAATCCGGCTTCACGAATAATGAATTTCAAAACTTTAATCAAGAAATTCACTTTCTTTTCAAGTTCGCTTTCTTCCTTGATAATCGGCTGAAGGGCTTTATATGCGGTTGGATCGGAATATCTTTCAGCATTTTCCCAAGGCTTATTCATCCGGTTCACCTTTCCTTTCACAATCGGGGCAAACCTGCCTTCCTTCTGGAATGATTTCACCACATCCAATACAACGATCTGCATTTTCACCTGCAAGGGAAAAGTTGTATTTATCGCACATTGCAGCAACCTGAATCGCTTCACAAGCAACATTTTCTGCAAATGTTTTTACAGCCTTGATTCCGTCAAATACCGGTTTATTTTCTTTAATTCCTGACCAACATTCTGAAAATAATTCAAGGACAATGTTCATTGCATCCATTGTTTCTTCAATTTCTTCCTTGATAACTGCGTAACCTTCGTGTGCAGAACGGAACAAAGGAAACTGTTTGTTAGCAGAATTCATTTCCTTGAATACAAGTGTTTTGACATCGTTACTAATTACATTCATACTGATTTTCCTTTCACTCTGACTTTGTATAAATTCGGAACACCTTGCCCTGAAATTTCTTTGTTTTTGTGGTCAAACCAAGTTTTCTGCAAATCTGCTTTGAAAATTCGGCTTTGGACATAGCATTGAAATTGTTTGCAACGCAATATTCCTTATATCTGCGGAACACTTTATCAGACTGTTCATTCTCAATCTGAAAACTTTCCATTTCACATTCCTCAAAGAACCCAATGATAGGATTATTTGTTTCTTCGTATTCCTTCAACTGTTCCTGAACCTTGGAAGATTCTGTGAACCCTTTGTTTTTGATTACTTCTTTTAAGGCATTCAAACCAAGGACAATCAGATATTCCATAACATCTTGTTCCTGAAGTTTATATTTGATGCCGGAATCGTGATCCGCATCCTTTCTCGAAAAGTTTGCATTAAACGGAACAATCAGAAGCCTTCGCAACACAGCACCGGTTTTGTCTTTGATTCTCGGAATTGTGTTTGCACTGAAGATAAATTTCGCATAATTGTTGAACTCAAAAGGTTTTTCACCTTTGTTCTGAACTTGAACCCTTTCACCTGTAACAAACTTCTTGAACAGTGCAGCATTCACAATGAATTCATCGGAAATATCATCCCCAAGATTTGCAAGTTTTCCGAACAGTGCAGCATTCTGAAATTTTTGATCAAGTTCTTTCAGATCAAGTGCCGAAATATTATCTTCATTCAGCAAATGCTGAAGCATCGCAATGAATGTGGATTTACCGTTTGAACCTTCGCCTGTTAGAATGAAGGCTTTTCCATCACCCAAAGTGTTTGACCGATAAAAGCAAGCACCAACACATTCTTCAAGGATTTTTCTGACCTGTTCATCATTGCAAGCAATGTTGTTCAGGGTTTCATCTGCCATTTTTGAATATGCAGCCGGGTTGTAATCCCAAGGAATACGGTTTGTGATGACAATGTTCGGGTTGAACGGTTGCAGCGTGTCTGTATTCAAATCATATATGCCATTTCGGAAGGCTATGAGATTTGGCGGTGCAATCGGCGTGTTTTCAAGTAGTAGTAAGTTCAAATACTTGAAAACTTCAGACCTTTTTGCATTTGAAAGACCGCTGATGTGCTTAATCATTACGGCTTCAATTTCTTCTTGACCGGGAACATATACACCATCTTTAAACAAGTGAAGTTGTCCGTTTATTCTGATGATGTGATTGTTGTTCTTTATGTAGGTTGCGAATTTATCAAAAAGAAAACTGTTACCCTTGAAAAAGATTGGTTTTTTGAAGGCATCATCACGCAAAACAACTGACAATTCACTTTCGGAAAGTGGTTCTTTCAGAACATAAGTGTTTGTGATTCTAATGGTTTCCCTTGCTTCTTCGACCGAAAAATCACTTGATTGAAGTGTCAGGATGTAATTGAATAATGCCTGATTTCTACCATCACCAACCTTCATATCAAGGAATTCCATCGTTGTTTTCATTGGAAACAACCACTTTGGAAGTTCCTGATATTCTTCACCTTCCAAAATGTCATACAGCACTTCACGATCTTTTCCATCAATCTTCAGAACCTCATAACTGTTTTTGAAGCCTGATTTGATATCAATGTCACGCAAACCGCAAGCAAGTTTTGTTTTTGTATAGCACTTGTCAACCTTGCTATTCTTGAATAAGAAGTGCATACCTGACCGGCTTTTCAGTATTTTGCATCGAATTTCTTCTTTTTCACAGATTCGGAAAAGTAATTCAGACTGTTCTTCATCATCAATATCAATCAAAATAGCATCGGGGGCAAGAATACCTGCATATTCAGGAAGTGATTGCACCTGTTCAAGTGTCTTGAAATCAGTTCTATCCTTAAACTTTTCAATACACTTCTTGTTCTCGGTCATCACATAGCCCTTGAAAAAAGACACCTTCAATCACTTCCTTTCATCTGAGTGTGTATGTGCAGCAATTTCACCATCCGATTGTACTTTTTCATAACTGTTTGTAACTGCTTGAAATCTGTTTCACACTTTTTCTTTTCGTATGAACCAACGCTTGTTGAGGGGTATATATGTTTGATTTCTGCAATCTGCTTTTCAATTATTTCAATTTTTTCAGCAAAATAATTTTCAAGTTCTGCGATTGTTTCATCAGAACACCATCTTCCAACAAGTTTGAATATTTTGTTTGCCTTTTCAATGGTGCAAGGGAAGAATTTATCAAGAATCAATTCCATATATCCTTCATCGTGTTCATCAAAGGTTCTGTGCCATTCAATTCTTAATACTTCCATTTCTACACCACCCCAAAATCATTTAATCTGCGTAAAGCAAAATTTATATACCATTGTTTATCAAGTTTTGATGGAACTTTCACACCGTTCACTTCATCATTCCAAATAAAGCAATGTTCCGGACTGTTTTGCAACTTTGCCGGTTTACCGGTTCGGATGCTGACCTTTTTTACACCCGGATCACTTTCGTTCTTGGATGCAAAAATCCGAATACACTTTTCCTTTATCGGTGTTTCACCGTAAAGAATATGACTGTATTTATTACTGATTTTTGATACCAACTGAAATTCTTTCAAGTCATCGCAACCAAGAACGGTTTGTTCAACCGGAATGCCGTGCTGCATATAGGCGGTTACAGCCTTATTCAAGATCGGAAGATCATAATCCAAATCGGATAACTTTTTGATGTACGCACCCTTTACTTTCATTGCACCGGTTTCACGGTCAATAATCATATAGTTGTTTACATCCTTTTGAAAGATTTCACCAAAGAAGGTATCAAAATCCATTTTCATTCCGGTTCGCTTTTCCCATTCCGAAACTATGTTGTCAATCTTGTCAAAATCCCTGTCATAATCTTTAACCTTAACGATGATACCATCGGTATTGTTCTGAACAAGTTTTTCAATAACCGGTTCAAGATGTTCAATTAAATCCAATAGAAGCAACTGACCATTTATGCAAATGCTGTTATTTGACATTGGATCATATAACGCTGATGATCGTTGTTTCATCTGCCCGGAAATAGCGTTGTCCATAATTTTGAACGGAAGTCTTGCTTTTTTATCACCTTTTCTTTTGAATTCAATGTTTGAATCGTGTATGAACTCAAAGTTTTCAGGCTTATCCATTACCCTGTATCCAAAGTGATATTTCTTTTGAAGTGAAGGGTAATATGCAGTAACATCTATTATCAGAAAATCGCCTTTTTCGTGATACTTCAAAATTGCACCGTGACCACCGCCCCAAGAATATGTATGGGGAACACCTGCAACAACCACATCCTGTGACTTTTCATAATCGTGATTTTCGGGGCTTTTATACCAATCTGCAATGTACTTGTATTTTTTCAAATCCAAGCAATCAAGCACTGGGAAATCAAATTCATCATCGAAAGATTGTCCTTTTCTGTTTCCACCAAGAATTTCTGCTGCCAACTGTGCTTTGGTTTTGGATAATGCTGCAAGCGGAAGTTTGAAGTGCTTGATGAAATACATCATTGTGTTGAATTCGTCAATACGCTTGATAAAAACCTGCATTGTCTGTTGAACATCGTGCCGACAATAAAATATTGTTTGTTCAATTTCCTTTTCGGTAAGTTTGCGATCAATATCAAAAGGAACATCGGTTTCCTTGATGTTGTTTCCCATAAAGCCTTCAAAGGACTTCAAGCCACGATCTGTTCCAAGCATCACATCATAGTTAATCAGCGGAATTTCTCTGAACATACTGCTGAATTTCCATCCGGGATTTCCCTTTGTGATGATAAAATCGTTGATTTTTTTCGCATCAAACCCACAAAGGATGCCTTTCAGAATATATTGGTCATAATGCCTTGAATTGAAACCAACCCAAATGTTGCTGATGTTTTTATCATAAAAGGCTTGTAATTCATCAACGCTGTTGACAATTACAGTTTCTTTTTTCAAATCCGTGTCCATAATCACAACCAACCAATCATATTTGAATACTTCAAAATCATAGAAAAGCATTGTTTCACCATCCTTTCAGAAAATTTCAAGGGGATAGGGATAGCCTATCCCCTTGATTACGATTATTCCACTTCAAAAACTTCTGTGATTGTGTAAGTGCTGAACCCCTTTTTGCCTTCCTTGTAAGAAAGGGCATATTCAAGATTTCCATCAATCGCTTCCATAACATCCATCAGAAGATTTCCATACTGCTTGTATGTTACGAATTCAATTTCAATTCCTGTATCAAGGGAACGCAAGAATTCATTGCAAATATGAACCTGAAAGCCTTCTTTGATAACCTGATTCATAAAAATTCGGCTGCCCTTGAAATCACCGTTCAGAACCTTAAACCAAACCGTAACCATAGGATCACCGGCTCTGGAAGCGACAAGTTCCAACTTATCAATAGCAACTTCATATTCGCCGTGTGGAACTTCTTTATATGATGTACCGTTTTCCGCTGCTTCCTTTACATCGTTTGCAAGACCTGTGGTGTCAATCGCATTGTCGAACTGATCCCAAATGTTTTTATTTTCTGCCATAATAATTCACCTTTAACCTTTCAAAATTTAATTATTTTCTGTTCTTCTTGATCTGCGAACCCTTGTGGGTTTTTCTTCACTTGCCGGTTCAGTGACCGGAATAGAATCGTCTTTATCGCTACCACCCGGTGCCCAAGGAACTTCATCTTTAGCCGGAATTGTTACTTCAACAGGCGGTTTATTTGTAGAACGGCTTTTTCTGCCCCTTTTCTGCGGTTCTGACGGCTTTTCATCAGTGGGTGTCGGTTTATCTGTGCTTTCGCTTTTTACAGTTTCCTGACCGCCCTGCGACTTCCTGACAGCGTTTCTATTCGCTTCATCGTACACCTTGAACAATTCATTGACATCAAGCGGAATATCCTTTGCATCAACTTTCAACCTTCCACCGCCGAAGATAACTTCGTTTGATTTGAAACTGAATGTTCTTTCGTTGCCGTCAGCGATAATTCTTGCAACAACATCAACCATACCGGCAACCTTTAATGCAACCTTGTCTTGCATATTCGGTTTAATAGCGGTTATTTTATCACCGCCCCTTTTGGTGATGTCCTTTGATGTATCTTCGTGCGAAATCAGGATTATGTTTTCATAATCAAGAGCCATCAAGCGTTTCAGCGTATTCAGGAATTCACCCCTGACCATATCCCAAGCCTTGAAAGAATCGTCAGATTCGTGCTTGATTCCTAACTGCTCATACATATACAAGCGACAGTATTCATACAAATCTTCAAGAAGGTCAACAACAATAGTTTTGAAGTTGTTTTCTTTCTTTTCAAGTTCTGCAACAACATCCTTGAACACCTGCCAAGCAAGTGTTTTCTTGGTCATTCTGCCTTCAACGGTAATTTCATCTTTGATTCTGATGTACGGTGCATCAACAAATTTGATATTTCCGTCTGTGTTTAGCATAAGCGGAATAGGGAAGGCATTTGCAAATGTGGTTTTACCGCAAAACGGCTGTCCATAAATCCAAATAACCCTTTTTTCCACCTTTTCAATGTTTCTTCTTTTTTCACTTGGTAACTTCATAAAGTAGTTCCATCCTTTCTGACAATATTCTAAAAATTCACAATAGGTACACATCCAACCTTTGTTTTGTTCAAATTCGGATGTTTCGTTGATTGACTTGATCTGTAACAAAAAATCAATGACTTTTGTATAATCGAAATCAACCGATAGTGTTTTAACTTCAGCATTCTTCAGTTCTTCCCATAACCTTTGCCGGAATTGCTGCAAGTTTTCAGTTTTTTTCTGCTTGATGTTCACCTTTGGAACAAACAGAAAATTGATGCTGCGGATTTTTTTGCCGGGATTGCACTTTTCAAAAAAGTATTTGTATAAGTGCAACTGCCTTGAATTTTTATAGTGGTTCATATTATTTGAATACTTGAAATCATAGATGTCATAAACATCCGGAACTTCTGCATCGTGAAACAACTTAACCGGTGCGAGAAGGTCTATAAAACCGTGAAAATCATCATCTTTGATTTCAACTTCATATTCCCCCGAAGGCAATACCGCTTTTGCCTTCGGTATTAAAAATTCAAGTTTGATTGCTTCGTTGATGTGGGAATCATCAATCACCGGATATGACATAAAATACTGCTGAATTGCTTCTTCAACACTTTTTTCGATGCCGGTGTGAAGTGCAGTTCCAAGAACAAGTGCGTTACTTGCATCTGTTGGTTCGTCTGTGGCTATTCCGTCAATATAACGCATTTTGTACTTGAAAGGGCATTTTTCAAAACATTCAACCCTGCTATGTGACCATTGCATTCTTTCACCCCTTTCACTATTGATTTGAATTCTTCAAATCCTTCCGGATAAAGAATCATTGCAATGCTGCCTGAACCATTAATCTGTTTTATGTTGTGTTTCTGTAATTCGGAAGGTCTACCATTTGATGCTTTCAGTTCCGCATCAATGTTGATTCCGTTTACAACAATGTGCATATCCGGCAACCCTGCTTTGGAATACCCACCGCCCCAACGCTTTTCATAATATCCGCAAGGGGGAACATCCATCTTGTCATCAGCAGTGCCAAGGGGATAGACACCAATGGATTCAAGCCATTTTTTGACCCTGTTTTCAAAGTTCTTTTCCGCTGCCATTCAATCACACCCTTCCATCAACAGTTTTATCAACTGATGAATACCCCTTTTGTTTTCAAAGCCAAGAATTTTTCCGGCTGATGCCCAAAACTGAAACAATTTGTCATCTGATTTTCTTCTACAATGAAAATGACCGTTGACATCATTTTTCAGCAAATATTCAATATTGTGCTTTTCAAATTGTTGAATTGCAAACTGTATTCTGTCAGAGTTTTTGGCAACCCTTTCCTTGTGAACTTGTTTGGAATGTTCTTTCAAAGCATCCCACATTTCATCCCTTGCCATCAAATCACTTCTTTCTGCCAACGAACCCAAGGATGATGATTGTCACACAGATAATCAATACAACCAAGACTGTTTCTGTCATTACTTTTTACCGCCTTTCACTTCAACTTTAATGTAAGCAGATTTTTTGGAAGTCTTTGAACACTCTGTTGCAATATCCGGATGCAGTTTCTTCAACTTTGCACTATCAACTGAAGTGGATGTGGTTTCTGCAACATAGGTGATATTCAGAATATCAGATTCAAATTTCTTCACACCGTACTGCTCCATTGCTTCTTTCAGTTTGTCTTTCAGTTCCTTTTCCTGTGCTTCAATCTGCTTTTTTGTGGTAACCAAAGATGCAATCTGCTGAAGGACTGCAAGCTGTTGACTTTTGAATGTTTCAAGTGCGGTTTCTTCATCAACTGTGGAACAACCGCATTTTTTGAAATCTTTAGAACAAGCATCCTTGCAGTCTGCAAATTCCGGACAACTGTGACAGCATCCATCAAACTTTCCAAGGGGACAAGTGTTTTCACATTTAATCATTATTTTCAACCTCTCTTTCAATAAACACTTCTTTATATTGAACCCCAAATTCTAACGCTGCTTGATGGGATTCAAAGTATATATCAATCTTGTTTCCGGTGATTGAACCGCCCCTGTCCTGAACTATGTACCTATGACCATCAATGATGACTTCTGTCCCATAGGGAAGAACACTGATGTCAGCAGCAATGGTCACACCTTCTTTTGCAATGGTCTGATTTGCGGTGTAAACAATAGGTTTGCCGTTTTCATCAAAGGGTCTGTTTTCACCCCACTTTCCACAGCATTTGGAACAACCACAATATGCAGTCAACTTATATTCGCCAAGGCTGACTATTTCAGTGACCGGTTCCGTTGAAATAGCAGTTGATGCGGTTGTCTGCTTTATATGTTCAGTTATATCAACAGATGCACCTTCAGCAACCGTTTCCGGAAGTGGTTCATCAATTGCACTGCAACTGGCTATGACCAAAATTCCAATGATAACCGTCAATAAACCCGGTAACAGTAATTTGTTAAAACGCCTCTTCATATTTTTTGAATAGTTCATCATCATATTCCTTTCGCATTTTCAAAGTTTCCAAAATATCTTCTTCCACACTGTTTCTGACCATCAGATAGTAATAGAAGCAGTTGTTTTTCTGACCAATTCTGTGAATTCTTTTCTTGGACTGCTCAAAATCTTCAGGATTTTGCGGAAGTGTAAAATAGATGATTTTGTTTGCCTTCTGAAGATTCAGCCCTTTTGCCCCGGCTTGATATTGAACAAAGATCACTGAATTACTTTTGTTTTCGTATGCAGACAAATCCTTTACAGACCCATTTACAATTGAAATTGGTTTTTCCAAGTCCTCAACAATTGCCTTCATTCGTGCCAATTCTTCATTGAAGTTATAGAACACAATCAAGCGGTCATCAGTAGATTCCACAAGGTTCTGAAATGCGGTCAACTTTGCTTTAGAATACTGACCGCAAAGTTGCCTTGCATACATCCTTTTTGTCAGTCTTGTATCACCGATCAGTTTTTTGTCCTCTATGGTCACCACACTGTTCCGCATAAAGTAGCGGAATTCTTTGGTGTTTGTAACCATTACAGGAATGACAATCTGTTCCGGAAGGTCAAACACTTCTTCGGTTTTCATAAAAATGCAACCATACTGTTTCAATTTTGCTTTCAGGCGGTCAACATTCTTGTAACCTACAATGACACGCATCTTGAAACCGCTGTCACCATCTTCAATCCATTCTTCAACCACATATTGCTTGTAAAACAAATCTTTGCTTATATTCCATCCAAGCAAGTGAAGCTGTGACCACAATTTTTCATACTTGCCACCTGTGGGTGTTCCGGAAAGAAGAATCACATTAGAAGGATTCAATTTGTCAATGAACTTGGTTCTTTTTGCTGATGGATTGGTTATCAGTGAAGATTCATCCAACATCAAGGTGAAGTCTTTCAGCTTCATAAGGTCAGGTCTACGGAATAACAATTCATAATTGATAATTCCGGATGTCATAGATGCAACTTCCTTGTCCCCGTTCATAACCTGCAAGAAATAATCAAGTTCTTTTTTATCCGTCAGGTCATAAGCATCAAAACCACATATATCAACAAGATGCGTCACCCAATCTTCTATTTTTGATTTTTGGCAAACAAGTAGCAATGGTTTTTTCAATTCCTTTGCCTTTTCCGAACCAACAAAAGTTTTTCCAAGACCCATATCCAAGAAATAACCAACCTTGTTGAACTGCTCTGTTTCCTGAAGTGCTTTGACTTGATGCGGAAATAAATTCACCGCTGTCATACTCGTTTGTTCCAAATTTTCTTGTCAGTAGATGCACAACAGTTGATGCAGACAACAACATCGGAATCAGCATTGTATTCTGCTTCACCACCGCAGAAAGGGCAAGGTTTCAAATCGTCAGATGTAGGGGTCAGGTCAATGTGTTTGTACGCAAGTTCGATTGCAGCAATAGCAACCGATTTCTGTTTGTCATCACACCATCCGTCAATTACTTTCAAGAATTGGTCAACGGTGTAAACATCAAGTTCAAAGGAAATCTTGATTTCAAGGTGCTTTGTTCTAAACAAAGTCAAAGAATTTGCATATTCACCGATGGGGGTTACACAGAAGATGTGTTCTGTCGAAAAGACACTTGCATCACCGCAAACCTTGGCATCACCGCAAACCTTGGCATTGCCGTAAACCTCGGCATCACCGCAAACCTTGGCATTGCCCCAAACCTCGGCATCACCGTAAACCTTGGCATTGCTCCAAACCTTGGCATCACCGTAAACCTCGGCATTGCTCCAAACCTTGGCATCACCGTAAACCTCGGCATTGCCCCAAACCTCGGCATTGCCCCAAACCTTGGCATCACCGTAAACCTTGGCATTGCCCCAAACCTCGGCATCACCGT